ATTAATAGATGATAGGAAAAAAGGATGGGTGACCGGTCAAGATGCCGTGGTGACATCTCAACCGGTCGCGGGGTAGCTTATAGGGTTGGCATGGTTGGACGTCGGCGAACCTGCTGCTTGTGTCCGCTGATGCTGAACTTACCAGGGCCGTAGGTGTCTCCACGCAACCATAGGGTTAGGTGCTGCTTGTATGGGTTGTCCGTGTCGGGCTTCTCCCAGCCGGGCGCGTCATGAATTGCAAGCTTGCTGTTTCGCGGTTGCTCGATGTCGACGAGGCCCGAGATTTTAACAGTTTGACCTTCTAGCAGTCCAGGCAGGTACTCCTTTGTGCGTCCCTTCGTGCGGTCTGCTTCGTCTACTAGGGGGTTAATGGCCATTACCTTGATTTGGTAAGCAATGCGGTTCTTTTTCGTGTTGCTACCGAATCTGGTCTCTTGGTCGAAGTCGTCGCGGTCGTGCTGCTCGGATTCGTCCTCGTATACGTTGAAGGTCATGATGGTCTTTGGTAGCTTGCTCGGATTGGACCACGCAAAGCTCGGGAGGACTCCCGCGACTACTACTGACTCGTTGGTCAATGCGTCAACAAACTCCTCGCCGTTCTCGTTCTCGCTCATCTCAATAGTTGTTTGTGCGTTCTTAGACATTCTCTGTACTCCTGAAAAAAAGATAATGTGGGTTTCAATCTGTCTTACCCAACAATGTTTTCCCCGCTGCGGGGGGACGCCCCAGGGGCGCGGGTGAGCCCTTGCGAACCCGAGTGGAGAGCAGGCCATTAGAGCCGCCCAAAAAAGTTCTTTTGAAGGAAAAAACCTCTGGTGCGCCCCTTGGGGGCAAAGCGAGGGCTCGCAGCTTTTTTTTACGGTGACGCCAAAGGCGGCATCAAAAGGGCTTTATTGGAAACGTGATAGTTAGGCCGTGGCGACACGAGCAGGCAAAAGCCCCCCCGCTGCTGGGAAAATATCCCATAGGGATTCATTCCATTCACGCCCCTGGGCGGGAAGGGCCTTCTTTTCAATCCAATAACGTATTAAAGGTCGTCACCTTTACGAGGGGGTGTTGGGGGAAGGTCATCCCCCATGAGATGCGTTAGGCCCGAAGGGTGGCGCGTAGCGACAGATCGAGCCCGTAGGGTGGAGACCTTGGCTCCATCGAAGACGAAGAGCCCGGCCCAACGGGTAACGTCCAACAATGCAGCTCAATCAATAGATCGATGCCAATACCAATATGAATGCACAGGCTAATGCTAAGGCGTATCTCAATCCATTGTGCTCCACGAAAGAGTGGAGACAGTAGGGTAGGTAGGCCGATGCCAGCTAGGGCGAAGAGAGAGAGGCTGGGGCTTCGTACTCGTAGGGAATGCTTGGTGGGGTGGTAGATCCCCGGAGCCTCCACCTTATTCTAATCAAGCCCTATTCCTTACCACAATCTAAGGGCTCTTCCTTTGCCCTAAGCAAGTGCAGCTTGCGGTAGGCGCTCCCCTCCACTGAGCGAACGAGCCCTTGGCGAGAGAGCAGGGGTGGGGGGACCTCTAGAGGCCCAATGCGCTGGATTTCCAACCTGAACCAGGTAACATACGTGGGCCCCGCTCTCTAAAATATAACAGTTTTTGGGAAACCTGTATCTGTTTTGTCTCTATAGATTACTGTATAGAGAGATCTATATAGATATATATATATATATATATACTTATTTAGAGGGGGGTATAAGGGGGGAGACTTTTGTTACAAGAAACTTGCTTTATGGGGAATCGCTGTTATTGTTCTTGGCAGTAGTACCGAACAAATAGGTTATCTTTGACCGATGGGTCCCACCTTGCTAGGGTTTAGGAGCTTTTTCCTAAAGAAAGGTGGTGGGGCTCGTGTCGGTGCCCCCACCACCTTTTCTTTTCAGGAGAAAGTATGAAGTTAAGTGTTACACGGTATAAAGAAATGAAGTCTGGAGGCCTCCATGGCTTCGTAGACTTGATGGTAGATGACCTGGGTATGGTTATCCATGGCTGCGCCTACCGAGAGGGAAGCAGCGGCATGTGGGTTGCTTTACCGAGTCGTCGATATGAGGAAGATGGCAAGGCCAAGTACATTGGTCATGTTGGTTTCCCAGAACGCGATGTCTACAATGACTTTCAGACTACGGCCAAAGAAGCGATCGAGCGACACCTTGCGAGCTCAGGCCCTGTAGGAGATGAAGATATCCCGTTCTAGGTCGCTATAGGAGAAAGCAATGCCCCAGATTATCGGCACACCTTTTGTTATGGTGCCCCTGCACCTGATCAAACCACATAACGGTAAACCACTACCAGCTGCTACCATCTTGACCTGGTGCTGGCTTCAACACCACACCAGCAAAGATACGGGGCAATGCTTCCCTACCGTCAAAAAGCTCGCTGAGGAAATCGGGGTGAGCAGGAGGGCTGTACAAAAGTCCCTCTCTCACCTCGAATCCCTCGGGGCTGTGAAGGTTCAACAACGGCAAAATAGACCGTCAATATATACACTGGTCTATGCTAAAAACGAACCACAGTTCACACCTACTGCGAAGCAGGGTTCACCCAAGAAAAAACCTAAACCGAAGAAAACCAAACAGTTGCGTGTTAAGGTAAGTGAACTACAGTTCGCACCTAGTGTGAACTCTAGTTCAGGGGTGAACACAAGTTCGCCTGGGGGTGAACTACAGTTCGCCCCCTTATATAAGGAAGAACAAGAACCAATTAACAATAACCAGTTAATAACCCCCTCTATGCCCCCCTTGGAGGTTATGGTTACCCCTGGTGATGTTGTGTTGATGTACAACGAGATATTCGCTACGGCGAAGGGGAAGCATCGGGTAAGGGCCTTGAGTGCTGGGTCGAAGAGGATGAAATCCTTGAAGGCCAGGGTTAAGGAGATACCTGACGAGTCGTATTGGCGTGAGTTGTTTGAGAGGGCCTCTAAGATTCCAGGTCTTCTTGGCAAGACCCAGAAGTGGAAAAAGGGCGCTACGCTGGACAACTTCCTTGGGCCTGGTTTCGCAGACAAGGTTCTGAACGGAGAGTACGATGAGTGGACAGGTGACGTTTCGTTGCTTGGCTCATTTAACGAGCAGGACCGGCTCTCGAAGCAGATGGACGAGATTCGATGGCAGATACGGGGTGTTTGCAAAGAGAAGTTTGAAGCCAGGGTCAGAACAAGGGACTGGTGGCCTGAGTGGAAGAAGAGCCTGGAGCTCGATCTTAGATCTCGGGACGCCATTGACCTGCTGCCTAAATGCATCGAGCTGGCACGAAGTACATGGGAAAAGCTACAGACAGAGGCAAGTGATGAACAAAGAGTTATCAGTCAGAAAGATGTTATCGCGATACAATCGGAGGAGCGATGACGACACCGTTCGCAACTACATGGATGTTTGCAGGCCCTACAGCAATGAGGCAGTAGACTCTGTAACAAGGTACCTGACATCGGTTTTTGACAGACTCCCTTATCCAAGAGATGTGGAAGTCGCCCTAATCAAGGACAAAGGCTCTAAGGGTGGATCGCGCAAATGCGAGCGATGCAATGGGCCTGGATATTACAAGGAAGACTTTGAGGAGCATGACTGCGGATTCAAAAACCTCGAAGGAGTCAAGTATATCCGGTGCTATTGCAGCCCAGGGCTGAGGCTCCCAAACGTCAAGCTTGAGGATGGCAAAGACATAAGAGATCGTGCGATTGCTTTGATATTGGCAAAAAAGATAGCAACAAGAGCAGTTGACAACGAAGTTATTTCCTCCCTGAAACAGTGGGGGTTCTACTGCTGGACACAAGAGACGTACAAGGCTTACCTTGGTCTTAGTAAAAGGATAACGATGAACGGACTTCTGTACCTTGAAGATATGTTAAAAAAGTATGAGCCTGTTGACTGCCAGACCATACCCTTAGAGATTGCAGAGGAGCTCGTTAGCACAATAGAGCGAATGCCATCAAAGAAATGGGTGAACGTAATTGGATAATAAAAAAAGATTTATTGCTAGGTCGATCCACGAAAAGCGAGTGAAGGCGCTTATGAAAGTAAACAAGGAGCTTGCAGATGAGATCGACCGACTAAACAGAGTTGTTAAGGTTTTGACAGGCCCGGTTGGAGACAGGACCGAGGAGGATATTCTTCTCTGGAAACAAAATAGAACCAGGGCTCTTGAGAAAATATACATTGCTGTTGGGGAGGTTAAGGATGGGGAAGTCAACTGATATACAGTTCACGGTTCCGGTTGCGCCAAAGGGCAAGTCTCGGCACAGGACAGCGAAGGGAAGGGCTTACACGCCGAAAGACCAGATCAAATGGGAGCAGCAATTTGCTCTCTTTGCAGCTGAGCATAGGCCGGAAGAGCCTATGGAGGGGCCGATCGCGCTGTATCTCACAGCGACGTTCCCAAGGCCAAAGAGGTTAAGAAGAAAGAAGGACGAAGCTGAAAGGCCGGGGAGGTTATTTCACTTCCAAAAACCAGATGCAGACAACGTTCTAAAGAGTGTTTGTGATGCATTAAACGACACAGGGTGGTGGAGAGATGATGCGCAGATTGCTTTTACAAGCGTTACAAAATACTTTGAAGAGATTGGTGGGAAAGGTCCGAGGATCAGTTGCAGGATATGTTCGCTTGAGAACCCGTAGCACGGTCCTGGGTTCGTGCGCCCTAACGACATGCGTTGCCCTTCTCGGCCTTGACCCCGCCGCATCACAGCGTTTCAGGTACAGCAGCCAGGTCTCCTGGTGCATGGAAGTCCAGCGAAGGGCTGAGATCATGAATATAGATCCCCTCCTGGTTGCCGGCCTCGCCTTCCACGAGAGCGGTTTCCGCGATGTAACGTCAAGGAAAGGCGCGAAAGGGATCATGCAGGTAATGGAAGATATCCACTGCGAAGACGGTAAGCCATGTGATTTGATTGACGCGGGCCTTGAATATCTTCAATACTGGTTGACAAGAACTAGGTCCCCGGTTCGTGCCATTTGCCACTACAACTCCGGTAACAGGTGTAAGCCAGCTGGAGCTCGGTGGTCTGTTCGAGTAATCGAAACAGTAAACAAGCTTCACAAAGCCTGCGAGGAAAACCAGATGCCACCAAAGAAAAAAAGAAAGCGGAACTACCGGAAAGAATACGACAGAGACCATAGCAGCACAAAAGCAAAGAAAGACCGCGCTGCAAGGAATAAGGCCAATAGAAAGCTAAAGCCTGGTCCGGGCAAAGAGGTTGACCATAAAAAACCGCTTTCAAAGGGTGGTGGTAACGGCAAGAAAAACCTTCGGGTTGTAAAGCGGTCTACCAACAGAAAGAAAGGCGCGAAAACAACAAAGCGGAAAAAGTAATGAAAGAGCCACCACAAGAGCTATTAGCGCTGTACCAGGAGGTTGTTGCTGCCATGCGAAACGGAGACATGGAAGCGGCAGCAGACGCGGTGCTACAAGCAAGCGCATATCAGGGAATGGTCAACGGCAACATGAAGGCGCTTGAGCTGTATCTTGTTGGGAGCGGTGTTATTGAGGGCATCCAAGACAGGAAGAAGATGGCTTCAAGAATAGCAAGCAGCACAGTCAAGCTTGTCACGGCAGATAAAGCCGAAGATGTTGAGGTTGACTACGCAGCGCGTCTCGCAGAGGCCGGCAGTGAGTGATGCTAGGGAAGAGTATTTAAGAAGGTGTGAGGATGACCTAGCCTTCTTTTGTAAAAACGAAGTCTGGATCAGACCGAAATACAAGGTTCCCGGTGGCCTTGTTAATCTTGAGCTGAACAGAGGCCAGAGAGTACTCAACGACAAGATTAATGAGCTTGAGGGGGAGCAAAGGGCCATTTGGCTCCTTGTCCTAAAGCATCGTCAGTGGGGTTCTTCGACATTCTTCCAGGCGATGACAATGCATCGTTGCCGTTTTGTCCCATACACAGAAGCTCTAGTCATTGCTGACCGTGAACGAACCACCAGAAAGCTGATGGGAATGAACCGGCGCATGTGGGAGAAGTTCTCCCCGGCAGTAAAAGGAGACTGGACAAGAACGGTAGAAAGGACTGACTCTCAGTACGAGTGGGACAATGGTTCTGTTCTCCAAATTGACACGGCTGGACAAAGCCAAGCAGCTCGTGGTACAACCGCTGACTTGATTCATTGCTCTGAGGTCGCTTTTTGGAGTAACGGGGATCGGATCATCCCCGCCATGACCTCCTCCCTGGCCGACGTATCGGGCTCAATCTGCGTGATGGAGAGCACCTCCGCAGGGCCACACGGCATTTTCTGGGAGTTATGGGAGCAGGCCGAGGACCCGTGGTCTCAATGGACCAGGGTCTTTGTGCCGTGGACAACCCATGATGAGTACGATGATACAGAGAAGCTGGACCCAGACCTAAAGGCTTTGGGGGACAGGGCTGCTGCTGGAGACAAAGACGCCTTAACTGACCTTAAGCATCTTTCAAAACAAGAGCATGACTGGCTGATTAACGGTGTGTTGAACCTTGGCCAGGTTTACTGGAGAAGGAGAACGCTCGCTACAAGGCTCATGGGGAAGGAAGAAGAGTTTTGTAGAGAGTACCCCCTCACAGCGGAAGAGGCTTTTAGGTCTACAAGCTATGACTTCCTGAATGAAAACGGCCAGAGCATACAGGAGGAGAATCGCTGCCCTGAAATAGTAAGGTATGACTTATTTATAGATGGGCTCCCGGCTGGGAACACTGAGGTAAGAAGAGAGAGGGACCCGCTTCTTGCGGTCTTGGAAGAAGACCCGGAGGACAGGGAGGAGCCCGAAGAGAGCGCAGACGGGTGGATACAGGTTATTGAGCCGCCATACGAAGACGAGCAGTACGTTATCGGGTATGACCCGAGCGAGGGAATTAGCGCAGACAACTGTGCTTTTGTTGTTCGGTGCAATGGTAAAATCGTTGCAGCAGGAGCTCGAAACGACATCGGCACAGACTTGCAGGCGATCTACCTTGAGTCCATTGGGAGATGGTATAACAACGCAACGATAAACATAGAGAGAGCTGGAGGGGGGCTCGGACTAATAAATACCATGATCCGACTCCTCTACCCAAACCTCTATGGGCAGGAAGGATTCGATGAATACGGGCAAAAGCAGGGCAGGAAAATCGGATTTAACCCAACCCAGGAAAGCGTAGCAACAATACTCTCTATGCTAAGGCATGAGCTCAATGTGGGGACGCTGATCGCACAGCATCCAAGGTTACTACAGGAAATATCTTGGATTAAGAGAATCACAAAAAGAAGCAGAGATGATTCAACTTACCATGTGTGGCGCTGCCCAGGAAAAGGCCGCGTCTTGCGGGATGGGTCTCGACTAAGCGACGATATGTTCCGAGCCGCAGCACTAACAACAATTCCCTCAAGAGATTCTGAGTGGATTAAAAGCGTTAAAGATGAGACTGTTAGCACGGGAGAGCCCGAAAGGGTGTCCGAAGTTTCGTCTGGATACTACCTTCATAATCCTATTTACAAAGAAGACGAAGAAAAAATAGTTGTGTCCGAAGGTGGTTATGACCTAATAGAAATAATACCCGAAGACATTGACGATATGCCGGAGATGCCATTACCATGAACGCTTTTGCCATTGTTTGTTGCGTTATGATCTTGGCTCATGTTGCGACTATTGCCGCAGTTATGTTTAACATGAGCAAAATAACAAAAGAATTTAAGCAAATTGTGTTAGAAAGAGAAGAGACCCATAGAAGCCTCTATGCAGTTGGGCCAGACATAGAGACGGATGCATCTCAGAATCAAAACGTAATGGAGTACATGTAATGCCAGCAGAGTGGTACAGCAGCAATACAAAGAAACGAGATGAGAAAACGTTTGGTGACTTTCTTGGCGGGATGGTAAAGGGAATCGGGGGAGCGGTCGCAGCAACAGCCGCACCGGTCAACCCAGCGCTCGGCGCAGCAATACATGGTGGCAGCACACTTGTTGGTGGCGCCCTCTCTGGTGACGACCTGGGAGACACGTTTGAAAACGCCCTTACAGGGGCAGCGGTAACAGGTGTTTCAGCTGGGATATCAAACGCAATTCTTGGCGGAAAAGAAGACGAATACCTCAAGGCGTTATTGAACATTGAAACGCCACCAGTTAACCTTGTGCCATCAACGCCAGAAAGAATCCTTAGAAATAAGCCAACTTGGTTTTCCTAATATAGAGGCCGAAAATGGCAGAGCAGACCGAAAATGAAGCTAGGCTCTTAAGAGTCATTGAAGAGCGGCTAGAGAACTGCATCAAGATGAAGAAAGATCGTCTTGAGGAGGCCATGGTAGTTCTGCTTGCCTATGGTGGTTTTTCGATTGATACAGCTAGGGATTTCGCAAGTAGGGCGCACAAAGACGCCCTCCCTAGATGGTTTGAAGATCGCGTTGTCCTCAATGTCTTGCAGCCTATTGCAAGAACAGCCGCTTCAATGATTGTCTCAAACGCTCCGAGCTGGATTGTAGACCCAATGGGGGATTCTGCACATAAGAGGCAAGCAGCTCGTGGCGTCCAAAAGCTTCTAGACTATTTCTATAAATCAAACGATCTTGGGCCATTGATGGACCAAATAGTGCTTAGAAGTGTTTTGACCGGATACGCTGGTGTGTATGTGGACTGGGACTCCCAGGTAGGAGTCGGAAACTTCAAGGACGCAAATATCGGAAGAGAAGGCTGGTACGTAGTTGAGCCTGTAGACATCTTCTCATGGCACCATGAGCCTGGAGTTGGTGGGGACAGGAATGCCTTTTGGGGTATTCGTGAATCAACAATGAACCTGGATGCAGCTAGGTTGTTCTTTAACAACAACAGTATTCAGAAAGAGCAGACAAACGACGAAGACGATACCGTGCATCGACACATGCAGCTTATCGCGGATAATGAAGGTATTGGTGTTGACGTTACAGACGGGTCAAACCGGATTCGCGTCTTACAGTATTGGCAAAAGCCTGGAGCCCAGTTCCCCAATGGCCTAGAGGTTGTTATTGCAGGAGACAGAATCGTCTCGTTTAACGACAGGCTTCTTGGTGGCGAGTTCCCTATTTATACGATGAAGTTTGCTCTAGAGCCTCATCGCGATTACGCCTCTGGAATAGGAACAAGCCTTCTTCAGCTCCAGAGAGACCTAACTGTTACCTGGAATGGTTACCGGGTCCGTAGGGACCAGGAGATTATGCCCCCTTGGATTGTGCCCAAAGGGTCTTTGACAAGAGGCATAAACACAAAGCCGAGAGCTATTAACGAGTTTAATCCTCGACTAGGGACCCCGCAGCAGATGTCTCTAAACCCACTCTCCCTTGTTACTGGTGGGTTCGCTGATCGAACTGTCCAGATGATGGAGTATGTTTCTGGCGTGAATGACGCTAGTCGTGGGGAAACACCTACAAGCAACGCTACAGGAAGGCTTACAGCATTCCTGGCAGAGCTCGATAACAGAAGGATGGGTCCTACTGTGCGAGAGATGAGCGTTATGCTTAAAAAGGTTGGTCGAAGGATGATCAGGCTTTGGCAAGAATACGGTAGCGAAACTGTTGCGGTAAGCGTTGTTGGGCGAGGCCATACAGCTGAAATTGCTGAGATAAGAAAAGAAGACCTTGTTTACAGCGATATAGATATTGACACAGCCAGCCTGATGCCAAGAACGCAGCCACTACGGCAAGAGACAATATTAAACCTTCTTCAGATGGGTGTAATACCACCAGACAAGGCCCTCGATGCGCTTGAGTTTGGTGGCTTCGATGAGGCTATTGGCCACCGAAGCATGGAGGCAATGAACGCTCGCGCCGAATCTGAAATGCTAAATGACCTCGGGATTGATATGAAAGAGGTTGTTGCGCGAGAGTACGAGGAACATGAGACGCACATTAAGGCGCATACTCAGTTTCTTTTGACTGAAAAGCCTGGAGACGCAATACGACTTCGATTTGAAGAGCACATTGCAGCTCATAAGGCCTTTATTCAGCAGTCGATGGCTGCGGCGGAAGCGCAGCAGCAAGGGGCACCTGGTCCGATGGGTGGTGCTCCACAGCTAGGAATAGCTGGCTCCCAGGCAGTGCCGGGAGGATTACCACCTGAAATGGTACAACTTGTAGAACCAGGAGTTGACTCTTCAGAGGAAGCGTCACTCGCCAACATCGCAGGAATCGAGTAAGGAGCTCATTATGGCAGACCAGCAAGACTTATTAACAGCAGAACCAGACCTTAGTGGAATTGTACCTGGGGGTGAGCCAGGGTTGGCAGAGGCAATGCCATCACCCGCAATGGATTTAGGGGGGCAAGCGCCACCTGAAGCTGGCCCTGGAGACATGGATCTAGACCAGCTCCTTGCCTCTATTGAGGCAACAGAAACCGCACCGCCTCCCGAGGAGCCAACTAGCGTCGCATCTGACATCGCAAGTATGATGGACAGAATCCAAAACCGCCGACAGGCTGTAGAGACAGAAGACGGCACAACAGATGTTCTTGCATCTCGACTGCAAGAAATCGAAGGCAACGTCCAGCGATTAAAGCAAGAAAAGGAAATGCTTGCAGCGCAAAATGTCAGGGATGCCATCCAGTCAACAATCAGCTCTTCCATCTCAGACCAGATGCAAAAGCTGGATTTAGATGTAACGAAAGGCCCAGGAAAGGCGTTCACTCGTATCGTGTCAAACAGCGCCATGGTCGCTGTGGCAAGAGAGCAGGCCAGGACTGGAAACCCAGACATTGACCTAAAGTCAGTACACCAAACTGTTAATAACTACTCGAAACTTATCGTTAGAGTGGCAACAGAAATTGCAGCAAAGATGCAGGCAAACAAGAGGCTTGGTTTAGGGGGAGCGCAAAAACAACCCTTTACACCTTCCAAAGCCCCTGGTGAAATGTCAGAGGATGAGTTTGACTCAGCAGTGATCGCTGCGATGAAAGCATTTGGTTCTTAGTTTTTAGTTTTAATTTTGGAGTTACATTATGGCACTTCCTACTTCTTTTGGTGGTACCACGCCAAACAACCTGGCTATGTCCAGCTTGGACAAGGTACTCACCAACTTCTATATCCCTCGCATGTTCGAGCAAATCCAGGTTGAGAATCCTGGGTATGAGTTCTTCAAGAACATGAACTCTGTTGTTTCCTGGGGTCCTGGTAACACAGCAAGCTTCCCGGTTCGCAAGAAAGCGAAGCGCGGAGTTGTTGGTGGTACTTCTGGTCGCCTCCCACAAGCTGGCGCTCCATCCTACGGAACCCGTTCGTTTGACTACACGGTATTCCGTACCCTGGTGAGTTTTGCCTGGGACCTTCAAATGAAGGGTGGTCACGAGCGTTACATCAAGAACATCCTTGACCAGGCTGTTACTGATGCAAAGCAAGAGTTCTTGCGACGCATGAACATCTACCTTTATGGTGGATCTCTTGGCCACGCTAAGGATGCGCTCACTGATGGTGGTGGTCTGGACTCAACCACGTTCGGTACATCGTGCATTATCGGTTACACCCAAGCTGTAACTGATGAAGACGGTGACCTTACCAATGGTGTAACAGGCCCACTGCGCGTCAAAGGTGCATGGCTTACTGGTGAAGGCTACAGCGATAATAGCAGAGATGCTGAGGGCGCTTTATGGGTTCAGCCGGGAGACTACATTTGTGTAGCCGGTAAGGTTTCTTCTGATAAGCTTTGGTTTCGCAAGGTTACCGCTGTAGACCGAACAACATACGGTTCTGGTTTCGGTGGTCTTACCTTGAATGCCGCTCTTCCTGATGGCATTCCCATCAACTCTCCAATCTACCTCGCGTCGATTGGCGATGACCAGACATCTGGTGCTGGAGCTCCAACTGACGGCGCTGCCTTGACTGTTGCCAACGCAGAGCTTTCTGACTCCAATGCAGGTCTTCTTGGGTTTGCTAATGCTTTGTTTGACCACACGTATCTTGGTCAACCCAAAGCTGACGCTGGAGCTACCGGTGACGACAGCTACTGGAAGAACGTCATCAAGCACGCTGGCGATGCTGGTGGAACCGAAGGAACCGCAGCAGCGTTGACTTTTGAGCGCATTGACAGCCTTCTGCTGGAAATGAACCAACAGTTCTACGTGAAGCCAGACCTTATGGTCATGAACCCAGGAATGTGGCACGAGTTCATTAGCTTGAGCGAGTCTAACCACTCCTTCTTCAACCAAAGCCAGCTTCCTTCTGGCCACAAGCCAGGGACCAAGCCCCTTTACTCGACGGCTAACGCCACTACGGGTCAAGGGGACCTCAAGGTCCTTGTTGACCCCTATTGCCCACATGGACGCATCATGGTCTGTGATACGGGTGAGATTGGCTACGCTACGGCGCAAGCCATGGGTGAGGCCAAAGAGGACGGATCGTTCCTTCGCCATGTTGGCGGAAACTACGACGAGTTCCACGGCTGGTTACGTTGGGCTGGGCAGTTCATTGCTCACAGCCCATCTGCGGTTGGACTTCTCCAAGACGTTACTCAGGACATTAAAGCCCTGTAACAACTGCTCCTCCCCGAGCATAGGGAGGGGGTCATCCGTGGCCTCCTCCCTTTTTTTATGGATTAATATGATTCAAGCAGCACCAAAAAGAGAGAAACCAGTAAGCCTTTCAGCCTCTGCTTTTCCTGGGGCTTTACCCAGAGAGCAGATTCGAGCTTTGAAACGGCTTGATTCTAGGTTAGAGTTGCGCTGGAGCCCTCGCCTGGAATGTTGGGAGGTTTGGCATGAGCGACACTTTGGAAGCCCATATGTCTTTTACAGGCATCAGAGTGTTTCTGGTGGGTATCTTCCGGCAGACCAAGATCTTATTGAGACTGTCGAAGAGCGCGCAATGTGGACTGACCACGGACAGCGTAGGCTTCGGAAGATGCGCGACTTGGCAAACAGCCAAAGCCAATACCAAAAAGACCCAGAGAAGCCACTCTGGAAAAAAGGCAAGAAGCTTTACTTCTAGGAGCAGAACATGAACCTCTCAACTGCACGCACCCAATTACGCCTTATGCTGGGCGACCAGTCTGAGAGCGTTTGGAGTGATTCTGACCTAAACACACTGCTAAACAGGGCCAACCTTCGGATTTATAGAAGGATTTTGTCAGAAGACCCAAGCAGTGCGTTTGAGCAGCATGAATATACGTACCCAGCGAACAGCGAGGGTGTTGTTATTGTTGGGGCAAGTGTAGATACGAGCTCCGCAACAGTGAATCCGATCATTAATCTTGAGAAAGCCTTCTACAAGACAAGCGGAAGCACGACATTTAGACTGCTCCCAATAGGCGGGATTGCTGAGTTCAACGAGGCTAAATCTGGAAGTAGCACGACACACGACCTCATCCCTGTTTTACCTAATATGTATGGCGGGTATGTTGGGTACTTAACAAATGGAAAGTCTCAGCTCGGAATAAGGCCCGTCCCATCAACTGAGCTAACAATCCGGCTTGTGCTTAACTGCGATGTTGGTGAAACAGCGTTGAGCGCAGACGGCTCGCACTTACTCTCAATCACCCCCGGAGCAACTAACCCGGATGGACAGAACCTGGCTTACCATGAGGCGGTTGTGTATGACGCCGGTTTCCTTGCAAGCTTTAAGGACGAGTCTTTGAGAGAGGAGTTTTTGTCGATGAGAGAGGATGTCATGAACCTTCTCACCGTAAGAACCTCTAGCATCCATGAGGCATACTAATGGCATCAAGGGAGAAGTTTATACCAATCCGGGTGTCAATGGGGCCAGCTGCGGATAAGCTGAGATTATCCCTAAACCTTACGGCTAAAAAAGGCATTCTTGAGAGAAGGCCTGGGATACGGGCTGTTGAGCATGGTTACAGCAACATGCGTAATGCTACTGCTAGTGAGGGAGATTACCCTGGAGCTGGCCCATGGCACTCAAGCGGCGCATTGCCAAGAAGGCTTAACGATCCAAACGCAACACAGGGTGAGTATGATGGGAACAATGGGAGTGATGTCTACAGTGGTTTATCTACTGCTGCTGATTTCAACTTTACGAACGTTCCGAGCACGCTCCTGAACCAGGTAGCGAATAATCCAACTCACCCACAAGACACAGTAGCAGCTGACCAGTCGTATGGTTATATTTATGAGGGTATAGATGTTGAGATCGTGCAAGGGAAAGTCCTTTGCATGTACCTGACAAGAAAGGGAAACCGAGTATCAGATCCATCCCTTTACCTTGCGTGGTCTTGGCATATGCCTGGAGACCCGATGTTAGGGTCAAATAAAGGGACAAATGAGTTTGTATCTAACCTGAAGAGAGTTTCCTCAATACACAGGGGAAAGGAATCCAGTGATGGGCATGGGCTTGCAGGATTTAACAGACCAAAGCTTCACGCTTATTCGGTTGCCTCCTATTGGAGGAAAAGGATCCACAAACTTCTAGATACGTTTATGATTACGGGAAAGGGTGTCGGGTTACAGCAGATATGTGGCGGTATAATCGACGCACCAGAAGTGAAAGGAAACCTTGAGAACGACTCAATTCTTTTCTGGAACTCCACACCATTGAAGATGATGGGGCCACCAGAAAACATAACGACAGACTCGGATGGGCTTATTGGTCGAACAGACCCGTTTACCAGCATCTATGCAGCCACCGCACCAAGGAACGCCTTTGCACACACAGACCGGCTCGGCCAGACAGTGTGGTACGGATTCATGCATGGAGACAGGTATACGCTTGAGCTCCCCCTTGATACTGAAGATGTTTCAATACAGGTACCAGAGAAGGATATCAGCGATAGCAGGCTTGAAGTAGGGCTCCATGATTACGACGTATGGTATTCGGAAATCAACAACCCAGCGTCTTTAGCCGCTGTTGGTATTATCCCTGTAGTAAATGGATCAAACGCATCGACGGTAGTCGGTCTCGCAGAGTTTAATCAGGGCACTGCTGCTTTCACGAAAGACAGTATTCAGTACATAACGGGTATCGGGTCTGACGCGGAATCCGCAGCAAGAAAGGTAATACACCAGGGTGTTGGGGCTGACGCAAGGTGGTCGATAAAGAACGTTGGGCAGGGCATCGCCTTTTGTAATAAAGCCGGTATCCATTATCTTGCCCCTGATGGCAAGGTGAATAGGCTGGTTGCTTTTGATGAGCTTTTCGGTGATGGGATCGTTCTTGAAAGGGAGCCTTACAGCGACATGCAAGGAGGCTCTGTGGATGGAGACTCCGATGATGGCCTTATTTTTACAGCAGACAGCACAGCTGATGTTTATCCGTGGAACCACTACGAAATAGACAAAGAGAGATTAGATCGATCGGTCGGCGCTATTTGGGATGACCTATATCTCTTGTTCGTTAGCAGGACAGTTGATGATGTGGGCGATGACAACAGGCTTGTTCTTGTTTGGAACTGGAAGGAAAACACCTTTTCAACCTGGCTTCTTCCAAAGCACATGGGTGTTCGTGGTTGGGCGTATGATGGAACCTTATCAACCCCATTCGTGATGACACGATACGGTCTTGCTGTATTCGATCCATCAGTAAGCGTTGATGATATATGGAATCCTGCGACATCTGCTGGAACAAGAAACTCCATCACAAAAGATATCCCGATTCCGGTTGTCGGCCAGACCCACAGGTTCCCAGGGTCTGGAGAGGGCTTTGTTACATCTCACGTAACGATACAACACACGGCAAAAATGGACGACAGGGTTGACACTGGACCAACCTCAGTCGGTAGCGCCTATGCAATGCATATTCAACTTTGGACGCAAACTTCTGAGTTCTCTATTGCAAGGCACGACAGGAATACGAATGATATTGTAAACGCAAAGAACCTTGTCTTTCAGAATCTCTATAAAGGGTCTTTTAAGGGCTGGAGAAAAACACACGCCTCAAACTTCGGGGATTCTCATAACAGAAAGCCTTCAGCTGGGGCGGATACAGATGTCTCTTATCGAGTGAATGGAGATATTGTTAGGACAAGTGTATGTAGGTCTGGTGGGCATGCGCTGCGGCACAGGATGCAGTTTTTCACACTGAACCATAGTGATATCCACACAATATATCTTGGGGTGAGAGCTGTCTCGGAGAAAGGACGACGGGCATGAGTCAGTTTGTTAAAAGAAAGGGAAACATAAGAGAGGTGAGCACGCCTAATGTTGGTGTTTTGCCCGAAGTTCAGCCTGGGCAGAATATTCAAGGGATCTTAAACGCGGTCCACAATCAGGGTGGCGGTACCGTAAAACTCGGACCTTACACATACAAGGTGGTAAAAACCTTAGTAGTGCCAGAGAATGTTACCCTTACTGGTGTGCCGAGAATCTCTAAGCTTATTCTTAAGCATGAGAAGGGATCTACCCAGTACGGCCCTGTTATAAAGCTAAACACAAAGAGCCGTCTTACTGATTGCTATCTCGATCTCGTTCTTGCTTCGGGTCATTCCTTTTCAGCAAACGGATCTAATATTCGAGATGACGATGGGGTAACAACAGATACAGGAGACACAACAAATAATAGTGTTGTTGCTCTTGTCGGGGCAAACGCAAGGCTTGAGCGATGCTTTATCCCCGGAAAAACATCAAGCGCAGGCGTAAGGCGCGCTGTTGTTGTAGAAGCAAATAACTGTTTTGTTATTAATAACGAGATAGAATACCCAGACAATGCATATGGAAACGCCTGCATCTATTTAGAGGCGACAGTTGCTGGCGCAATTATTGTCGGTAACTGGTGCGAAGACCTAACCCATGGTGATCTTCTATATAAAGATCCTAGTGTAAGTGGGTTGAAAAACGTCGTTGGCGGGCTTATAAGTGGAAGCATGAACGATCTAATGAACTATGGTAATGTAGCGATATACTAGGAGTTGGAAATGGCTGATTGGCCGGTAACAGTAAACAGTTATGCGTCGGGCTCTCTTTGTAACTCCGCTGAGTACAAGGCAGACTTTGAGAAACTGAGGAACGCGGTAAACGCTCTTCATGCAAGGTTTAGCACCCTGACGCTCAGTGCAGTTCTTACAGAGCAGGTTGCATATAATACGACGGACTGGGCTGCAACAGGCACAGACGCAGCTGATTCAACTAACAATCAAGATGCAACCTTTGAGAAAAAACGCCTAATAGGCCTTTGGAAGGTTCCAACATGGGCGCAAGCATTTAGGGTAAGGCAGTTTGATGTTCTAAACGCAACCATGAACAGAGAGGCGTCTCCCCCAACACTTGATACAAGTGAAGGGTTTGCAATAGGTCTTTCTTATGCAGATGCCTTGACTGACTTTGAGCCAGATGGAAGCTGGTCTGCGACACTAATCAAACAATACAGCGGCACACAGGCCGGTGGAGTGGGAGACTGGACTGCGGCAAACATGCAAGGCTATGGGGTTATGGGCACCGACACAGAAGGAGCCCCCTCCTTCTTGTCAGAGACCGGACTGTCTAGCGTTGTCCCTGCTGGAAGCTACATTGGCATATGGGTCGCTGGCGGGTTTACTTTCCCAGCAAGCGCTACAGCTCGAAAACATATTTTATTTCAATGCACGGCATACTTAGATGCTATGGTCCCTATTCCTTAGGAGGATAAAATGGCTTACGGTGAAAAAAAGTATACAGCACAACCAGCAGAACCACAGGGCGGATACCTCAGCCAGGAGGCGGGAAAGGGAGACTACCTTACCCACCTGAGAGCGATGTACTCTGGGCCAAACGCGATGAGAGAGCAGAGGGAAGCTGCCTACGGCGCAATCGACAGGGAGACTGGCTCTATGCTTAGAAAGGCTGGGACCCACGCTGGGATGAGGGGTGTGCCAAGCGACACGCTCAGGGCTGGCGTCATTGCCGGAAACATTGCTTCTAAAGAGCAAGCAGAGGGCAAATTAAGACAAGAGCAGTCTGCTGGCTTGCAAGAGATTGGAAAGCTTGAAATGGCAGAACAGCAACAGCACATGGAGGGGATGTCTGCTGTAACAGCTACCATCCAGCTGCTAGAGAATATGGGTGAAATCCATGACGAAGACTTTCCCCATATCCAAAAGATGTTAGCCGACCTAGAAGAAGAGGTCCGTAGAACCGGTAACTTCGGGCTGTACCAGCAGACAGTAGCCAGCCTTATGGGTCTTGGCCAGGACTCAGCGACACTAGGCGTTACCGGCCAAGCTAAGCCGAGGATTCAGTACTCGAACACCGCCGGCCCCTGGTCGTAGCTGCACCTTTGGACGACAGTCATGCCCCGCTTAATATCGGTCTTGATGGTTTAATGATGGAGATTAATTATGGTTGATTGGTACCCAGGCTCTACAAGAAGGCCTGAACAGAGCAGAAAGACTTTCGGTGAAAAGTTTCAAGATGCCTTAATTAATATCGCGCAAAGCGCTGCTACCGATGTCATAAACAGAGAGGTGGTGCTAAAGCCAATGCTGTACGCCCGAAGCGAGGCGGCAGAGGGGCTACAGGAGCAGCGCGACGAGGCTGAAGCGGCTAGAATGCGAGAGGAGATTGCAGCGAGGGTTGCTGCTGAAAAGGTTACCCACTCCAGAAACCTTGCAACAAGGAGGCGAGAGGCCCTTAGTGAGGTTATTGCAGCAGAGTCAACCAAGGCCGGTGTCCTAGCGCAAAGCGCGCTTAAGGACGCCCTTGGTGCAGCGACCGTAGAGTGGGGTAGCACAAAGCAATTTGGCGTAATTGGCGGCAGTAAGGAGAAGCTTGAGAAGAAGATTCTCGACCTGCAAAATTCGCGAGATAAAGAAAAAAAAGGCACCACAAGGTACAAACAGATTGACTCAGAGATAAGCGAGGCCCTCAGCCAGCTACAGGACCTTACAACGGCTGTCGACCCTACAACAGGCAAGACGTACCTTGCCTCAAAAAGCAACAGGTCTAAGAGGGTCAATCAAAAGCAATACATGGCTATACTCAGGTCTACCGAGAGTCTTTTGAATAAGATAGAATCTACCAAGAAGGATGTGGCTCGGGTAAAGTATATGGCCCATAACCCAATTGACCCAGATACAGGCCAGCCCTACGGGCCTAGATTTGAGGAATACTGGGATGAGCTTAAGGTCAGGTTGGGTCGAAAAGGTACGGCTGACCACGCCATGAAGAGGTCTGGTGAAATCCTAGCCAGCGTCCAAGACGAAGACAGCCCGTATTCTTTCAAGATGGATGACGAGCTCAGAAAGCCCCTCCTCTCTGGCAACCAGAAAAGGACCAGAAACATTATATCTGACGAGTCAACCAGAGGGACAAAAAAGAGGGTCGCTCTACCCCCAGCCCCAAAGAAACCAGCCCCTAAGACCAAGAAAAAGCCGGTTACTATTTTTAATGCCGGCAAGTCTGATACGAGCAAGCCAGACCCCGAAAAGCTCACCACCACTACGGAGGCTAGGAACGAGGTGCACTTTGGCCCACCTACAAATCTCGCAAGCGCAATGGATCTTGACTTAAGATATGAGGACGCAGCGAATGCTGCGATAAAGGCTCGCGCCAGTGAGGTAAACGAGCATATTCTGGCGAAAAGGAAAAGTGAGATAGAGGCCTTTAAGAACACCCAAGCCTTCATTGGTCTTACAAACAAAATTGCCTCTGAAGCCTCAGACAACGCAGCCCTGAAAGACCAACTAAAGACGGTCATGGCAGCGGCTGATATTGAAACGCGACAAAAGCTTATGGCTACGCTTCTCGATAAAAAGTTCAACGAACAAGTCGACAAAGTAATAGATGGTGCGTTTCAATCGGACTCCCCACATACTAAAAAAATTAGAACTAAAGTAAGGAAGTACCTTGTAGAACAGTACGCCCATAAAATGGTTGATGCTCTGTCTGGCGATGATTGGGATGTCTTTGATGCCGAAAGGTTCAAAGCTGTGTTTAGCCCGATAACCACGAAAGGTCTTAGGGATCACTTTTACCATTACGGTAGTGAGCAGGTTGTGCATCAGGCGAAGGAATACGCGGCCCGTATTATCAGGGAGAACCCCTCGACATATAAAGACTGGTACTACAAATCGCTAACCCAAGGGGACCAAAGGACAGCAGAGGAGCTTAGGTGGCTACATGGACAAATGGTTCTTATAACTGTAGAGCATGCCCAAAAGAACCCAGGCTTCCTAAATGATAATGGTACCTTGGACTGGGGAACACCAAGTGCTGGCAGGTTAGTTCAAAGACTTAATACTGTATTTAATAGCTTCATCACCCCAGATGGCAGAAGTGGAAACAAGGCCTACAGTCGCTTTGTTGGGGCCATGCAGTCCAAGCAGCAGGGGCAAGTAAAGCGCGGGTCCATCCACCCAACAAGATAGCTAGGAGTTATTGAATGGCTAATGGCCCCACAGACTCTCCAATATATGCAGGGCCTGATGTCATAGAGAGACTCAGGAGAAACCTTGTCAACAAGCCGGTCCCTGCTTTTAAGCCTGACGAGCATGTTCCCCAGCCCAGCCAGCCTGCTCCTGGTCCAGCCTCTGTTCCGCGTAGCCCAGCCTTACTCCCGCATCGAGGCCCAGAAGCGGTTCCCCAGGGCTCCCCGTTGCCCCAGCAGGTGCAGTATCCTGAGCCCGGATCGCAGAGGGGAGACTTCATGTCCTTTTTGGCCGAGCAGATTGACCCTGCTGCGAGGACTCTTTCTGGGTACTCGGAGGTAAGCCAGTTCCTGCCCGACGAGCTGAGCTCCATTCAGCAGGAAGGGTTAAGGAGGGTTAAGGAAATAACCAGGGGGATGGATGAAAGGCACCCTGGCTGGTTAGATCGACACGAGGAGTGGAGCCGCTTACCAATTGTCCACGACAAATATACACAAGTCGCAGATGAAGCGTTTGGTGTGGCCGCTGATGTTATTAAAAAGCAAGCAGAGAGAGCGACGAGAATTGCCTCTCCAGTTGAGCCTGAAGAGGTAGCCGCCTCGCTTGCCGGCCTAGACCCGGTAACAAGAAAGCCGGAGCCAGGTTTAGCTATGGCCTCGACTGATATTAGTGAAGCAGACCCGATGTCTGTTTCTGCTTACGACGAGCTGGGCGACGACTTCCTTCCAATGCCTGTATCCGTAGCGACACCGGACAGGGAGAGAAGGCTTAAGGTATGGGATGAAGCCTTTCCTATGTACAAGAGGATGCCATACGCATGGTACACCTCCATGCTTGAGATCCTCCACGGGTCAACAATCAATACTCAACGGGCTAAAGGTCTTGGCGGCCTCTGGGAAGAGACTGCTCGGATGCCAGACCCAGACACGCTCAACATAGTAAAAACCCTAGCTATACTGTCCGCTGGAAACAGGACAAAGGGTGTAGACAATCTATATAAAGGCTTAAACCAGGACGAGAGGGAGAAGCTCTTAGGGACAGATCCTCCAACAGCCAAAGAGATAACAACCCCGCAAGGTTTTCATGAGCTAAGAGAAAGGGCTACGGTCAACCTAAACCTTCATATTAGAGATATATTTGCTGGTGATTACCTAGAAGAAAAGTTCGGAATGGACGCAAATGAGAGAAAGCAGTTTTTCACTGAAGTGTTAAGCCATATGCGTCTGGTGCCCTCTAATGTTTTTGCTCGCGCGCACAACATTGAGACCGTTGTAAACGGGCTTCCGTTATTCCCAGTAGACCCTGTAACCTGGACAACCCTAAGCCATGGCGAAGGCGAGGACAGGTCTGCTCGGTTAGCAAAAAGCGCACAGGCGGTTTGGGCGCGCTCAAATAAAGATGTTGCTGCGACACGGCAGCTAAAGAGCGCTCTTGAGTACACATATGCCAACATGGTCATGATTCCGCCTCACATGGACATATTGGAAGATGTCATTCGTAATCCAAGCGGGAGCGCAGGGCTAGACAAATGGTACAAGGCGAGAGAGGCGATCAACAAGAGGCAGGCATCCCTCAAAGACGTTCTTACGTCTATTGAGGTAACTGATGCGTCTCTTTCTACGCTGCCTCCAGCTAAGCGAGCCCTTCTTACTCAGCATGCAAGATGGCTCTCTAGGTTTAGGTGGGCTGCTATCCAAGACTTAAACGCCTTCTATAAAGCGGGCCTGGATAAACAGAAAGAAAGCAAAAGCCTTTTCGGTTTTGTCCGAAACATTTTTTACTCTGGTGTTGGGATGACCAGAGATTTCAGCATGCTTTTGTTTCAGGGTGCTGACTTAGCCTATGAGGCTGGAAGCCAGGTCTTTATCCCAGGGTTCTATATTATTGAGGAGGTTGGAGAGAGGACCGGCTTTACTGAGCTAGAAGATCTCGGAGAGTGGGGCAAAGAGCACACTCTAGCGCAGAGGAAGAGTTTTCTTGGTAAAGCAAGAAAAGCTCCTGACCTCGCTGAGTACATGGTAAACCACATGGTAAGCCAGGCCACAGACTGGGAGTACTTCAGCCAACATCTCTACCAAAACCCATTCGGTACATTCGTTGACTTCCTTGCGTTAAATAGCCTTGCTAAGTTCGCAACAAGGAAGACCAGAGACGCTGTTAGGCTTGGTATCCGTGAGCATGGCCGAAGAAGGCCAACGGTCCTGCCCCCAAAAGACACAGTTACGGGGAAGGCAAAGGCTGATTTTGGAGACGAAGGCGCAGCCTTTAAGGCAAAGCCTGTTGTTGACATTGCAATGACCGAAGAGGGTGTTTTTGCAGAGGTAATCGCCCACGGCCCGATGGTCAGGTACAACAAGGGCGTACAGAAATCATCTGTAGCAAAGTCTGTTGAGGCGGGAGTGCCGCTAAAAGACGTAACAGAGAAAATGAGGCGGGCAGCCCACGCTACCTCGGAAGAAAGAGTGGCCGCTATTACGGTTGAAGCGAAGCTTGCCCAGCAAAAGATTGACAGGCTATCGGCAGCAGAAGCATCAGCTCCTGGGGCTCCAGCTGTTCACCCTGAGCTCGCAGAGCCAGCGCCCGCAGTAGCGGCAGAAGAGGCGGCTGTTGGAGACCTCTTCTTTGAGGCGAAGCCTCCGGCACCTGAAAGAGCGTATGAGCATATGAGAGACAAGGCTGCCGAGACGGGGCCGACTGACATGTTCCTCCGGCCTGACAGCGCCTTGGAGCAGGTATTTGCAAGAATAAAGGGCATTACAGGAGACACAGCCACACTCGCAAAGAAGTATCCAGGCATAATGTATAAAGCCGCTTCTTCTGGAAGTGCAATAGGAAGGTTTATGGGCTGGTTTAAGCCATTGAACCTTGCTGGTGGGCCTCGGATTCAAGAGATCTTAACAACATGGAAGGCTGGTGCATCCCGTGTCCTTAATGTTGCTGGAACAGAGATAGCCAGAAACGACCTGTTTATAAACAGCGCAACAATCCAACCACTAATCGCAAAGGCGCTCTACCACGTTGACGACCTTATGAGCGATCATATTGTTAATCGAGAATTTGCTGTCTTCAACAAGAGTGGAAGCAAGATAAAAGCAAACAGGGAAAAGCTTGTCCTTGGCATTACCGCTGCGATCACAAAGAAGCCCGTATTTAGAGCAAACCTTATCCGAGACCTTCAAAGAGGTAAGCTTAGTAGAGATACACTGAAAGACGTAAAAATCAGCGTATACGATGAAACAACAAAAAAGATTGTTCCAGAAGTTACCCTTGTTGACCTTGGCTTCTTTGACCGAAAAGGAAACATTACAATCCCAGGCGAAGGCCTTGCTGAGTCCTTAAAGAAGTCAACAATTGAGATAGAGCAAGCCCTTATTCAATACGGTGTTGAGCTTCAGAAGATATCGAGGCGTGGCGAAAAGAAGATTGTTGTCGATAAAGACATGACTCAAATAAAGATTGAATCATCCCACAACGGCGATATCTTTTTCATTGACCAAGAGCAGTACCTGAAGAATATCCCTTTTGCCGTTGAGCCTATGGTTGACATTATTCAACAGATTGGGGCAACCAACGCATCGACCATTAACCCGGATTCAATTTGGGTAATAGATACCGAGGGTGTTCGCAGGAACATGCACGACCTAAATCTGGTCATCAAAACAAAGGAAGGGAACTTCATACCATCAAGAGAGCTCATCATGATGGCGAAGGGGAAGCTAGACAGGACAAGGCTCCTTAAGGGCGAAGGCTCATATGAAAACAAGCCCATGACTCAGCTCGATGGCTATTTTGCCCAGCAAGAGTTTTTGTTTGAGCTTATTGATGAGGGTTCTGGGCCAGAGATCCTTATTGACAGAAAGTTTCCCCAGGAACTCAGGACAACCACATACAAGAATATCCCCAAACAGAAAGAGTCGGGCAAGGTTGAGCTAACGACGCTCGCAAAGAGAGACACGCTACAATCTAAACTTAGCGGCTCTGGCTTTCAGGACCCCGCAGCAGAGATTGGGAACGTAACGAAGCTGGCTCCAGCAGCCGTTTATAAGACGAGGGAGGCCGCCGAGCTCCTTAAAAGAATGCTTGTTACTGTCCATAAGCAAAGAGCAGAAAAGCTTATAAGGCAGGCTGTAGAGAAAAGGAAAGACCTGAGCGCTGGAGAGAAAAGGTCTTTAACAAAAAAACTCTCTGATGACATTGCAAAAGCCAAGTCTCCAGAAAGCGCCCAAGGAGAGCTTTTCAAAGGTGTAGAAGCGAAGACAATGGAAGAGGTTGCAAGGATTCGGGAGAAATACCCCCTTATTGATGCAGATAAAGCCGTTGTTGTTGAAAGGATATTATCCAAGCCAAGCACGGTTGACGGCCACATCGTAGTCCCCGCCCAAAGAACAGTCTGGTATTCTCTTTCTATTCCTGGAAGGCCTGTCGACCCCAAAATGGTAGGAAAGGGACGGCCTGGGGTACAAAATAAAGTTACACCACAGCAAGCAAGAGAAGCCTTTGCTGATGCCAGCCATGCTCTCAGGAAAGAGAAGTTTGCAGAAGATTGGGTTGAGCAAGAGCTGGAACTTGGGATGGGAAAAAGGAAAGACCCTGTTTCTGATTTCAAAATCCTATTAGATGAAATTAAAGAAAGCTCGTTTGAGGCGTATGACTTAAGGGAGCTACGAGAGCTTTCACTTGTCTTTGGTAGTGACTCTCAGCCTATACAGGGGATGCGGGCTGCAATGGCCACCATGCAAAAGAACCTTAAGCACTGGCATGAAACAGAGTTTGCCCCGAAAGCAACAAACCCAGACTTAATCCAAGTCTCGGATTTGTCAGAGATTTCAGTCGCAAACATGAAGAACCAAAGAGCTATTATGGAGAAGGCCATACAGAGGAACCCCCTCATGGCCGTCCGCATGGCCTTTGACCAACTCTCTCCTGAGGCTAAAAACCAGTTTATCTGGTGGGGTAAGCATGGCGTAACCCCGAAATCCCTCAACACCTCTCCCCACCTCATTGCCGAGCTCGAAGACGTCGGCCTCATCGAGCCAATAGTCAAGGGGCAGGTCATCACCCCTACCCCTCTCGGCGCTCTCGCCCACTCCTTTGAGCTTCAAAGAAGATTCCAGTGGCATGAGGGGCTCATAACCGAAGCTCTTCTCATGCAGCAGATGATGGGCCTTAACCAGACCCAGGTTATCCGCCCGTTCTACCCTGCAACTGTAAAAGACAAGGCCCTAAGAGCAGCTCTTAGGGACTATGTGTCCAATTATATTGTTGAGAAAAGGGTGAGGCTTGCAATTTTAGCAAAGGAGCTTGTTGAGACAGGCTCCCGATCTTTTGACTTCAAAAAGCTTACAGCCAAAAACATTAAGCTTAAAGACAAAGATGTTATCGAGGCGATTAAAAAAGAGTTTGCAGGTAGGCTTGAGAAGGAGGCTAAGCTTACGCCAGAAGAGATCTTAAGGGACCTCTCTAAGAACAGGCCGGTAGAGCTTGAGAGGATCAAGCAGCAAGCTCGGCTTGAATACTTCCAGAGAGAGGGGCTTACCCCTGACGACTTCAATAACCCAGAGTTATTCAAAGCCACGTCTTACGCTGACGCATCAATGCTCACCTATGTTCCAGAGCTTTATTATAATCTGATGGACAAATATAATAAGCAGTCCCAGAAAGGAGCTATGGAGTGGGGTGAGGTCTCTTCAGAAATGAAGACCGCGAAGTTCGGAACAGAGGTCCCCCTAGAGGTCCAAGAAGTCGCCACCGGTAACCCTCTTATCCGACTAAGGCCCGAGGTCATTTTCGCTCATGGCGAGAATGAAATGGGGACAATCCTAAGAAGGCATGAGGTTATTATTGCCGGGATAAAGACTGGTGTATTCCGGCCTGCGGCAAGGAAACACAAGCAGGTATACTTGGGCAACTTTAACTTCCCGCAGCAAATTGGGCAGATGGTCAAGGGTGCTGAGTCGGGTGGACAGGTGCCAAGCTATGTTCCTCTAGGCCTATATCTTGAAGACACGGCAGGCACACGCCAGCTGCTTCAAAGCCGAGGCCTTGAGTCAACGGCAATGATGGATCTAATGGTCCCCACACATACAGCTTTTCAGCTCGGGCTCATAGATAGCGTTAAGAAGTGGGCGAAAAGAGAGATTGTTAACCCGACTCTCTGGAGCCCTAAGTGGCAACGCGGTGAGGGAGAGACCTTCGGCCAGTACATAAACCACACAACAAACGCAATGCTTAACGCAAGCATGGACACTATTCAGTTTGCTGTAACGAAGTCTCAGGAGGTCTTACATGGACCCTTGTCATTCCTTTACTCAACATGGATTACAAATAAGGTTGTCCGTGGCGCTTTAGTTCAGCCTGTTCAGAACACAATAGCAAACTTGACACTGATTGGAATTCGGGACGCACTAATGCTTCTGAGGCCCTCTTTCCATAAGGATATGTGGGGCTTCTATGAGATGTTCCCGTATGGCGGTGGGGCTCCCAAAAAGGCGTTGAACGAGTTGGAAAGCCATGTTTATGAGTGGCTTGATATAGAGCAGATGCACAACCTTCTCCTTGGGCATGGGACAGCGCATAGAGGCGCTATACCGATGACCCCCCAGGTCTCTGGGCATATGGCTAGGGCAATGGCAGTTCGAGAGAAGATCCAGCCCGTAATTGATTACGTTGAGAAAGCTAAAGCAAAGCTCTCTAAAGACGGTTCCATTAGTCAGTCCCAGAAAAGGATTATCGAGAAAGAGCTAAATGACCTTGCAGCTGAAGTGAAGTCTATTGAGATTCTTCACGGTGTTGTAGATATGATTACAGGTGAAGACGGTCTTCTTACTGCTGTTATTAAGCAGAACCCGCAAGTAATGACCGCGGTAGCCCCTTCAGGCCAGCCTGTTAAGACTTGGATCAAGCACATATTTGGATTGGGTAGGCCCGGAAAAGGAGGAAAGATTCCTCGGTTTCTTAAGAGTCAATTCGAGTACCACCACCCCTACTGGTCCAAGAGAAGAAAAGACGCTAAGGACGCTAAAGACTCTCTTCCGCTAGACAACAAGACCGTGTTTAGAAACATCAAAAAAGCGGACGAGATTGTTCAAGACGGGATGATTGACCCAGCTCTTGCTGCTGCGTTTGATCCAATAACCAATGCCATGAGGCATGCTTTTTGGGTTACAGACGCCGCTCCCCGTTTTGCCTTAGGTATGTACGCGGCAAGGGAGCTCGGGTTACGCGGGCTAGAACTACGCAAGTGGGTAGAGAAGTTTATTCCAGACATGACAACAGCAACTTACGGCCATCTTGTTGGTTCTTCAATCAATCCTATGTGGACCTGGAGAGCAAAAGCCGCAGTAACAGCTGTAAAGTCATCTGTTTCTAGTCCATTCCACTTCTTGATTTTACGAGAAATGCAGCAGATGATCCGTGAAGACATGGTTATGGATGATCAAGAGCGTATGAACATGATGGGTATGACAAACTACATCAACCCAGATGTGCTCACTCGATTCCTTGGAGGACATGTTTCTGCTGGTGGAGATTTCGATGCATGGCTTGGGGGAGACAACACCTTTGTCGCAATCTACAAAATGCTCCAAACAGCCAGGGCTGGAAAACCTGGGTCAGCAGAGGAGGCATTCTTTGAGAACGCTCTCCCAGAAGACCAAAAAACAAACTTACAGGCCATTAGCTCAATGCTTTTTGGTGGCACACAGATGCCACTCCACCTTTGGTTAGTTGATAATATCATTAATCCAGAGCACCATTACGACAACAATGGTGAGCTTGATCTCTTAAAGGCGATCAGAACAGCGCCTTTCTCAGCATCAATGCAAAATATCATAAAGACTTTTGCCGGGGAAAACGTACAAGGCAAACACGGCTCTCTTTCTGATAAGCTCCTTATGTCAGCGAGCAAGCTTCTGGGCGTTCCATATATCCCATTACGGAACCACACTGGAGAGGAGTATATTATCCTAGACAGGGCCTTAAGAAGGATGAAGGGGGAATATGGGTCATCTATTCAGACTTATGCAAGCACCCTTAGAAGGCTTGAAAAGAAGTCTGGTGGCCCAGGTCAACCCAACCTGAGTGACAAAGAGAAAGACCTTTATGATCGGATTAGAAACAGGCAGCGCGAGATTATAGATAGACTCGAAACCAGGTCGATCCTCCGAACATTAAATCTTGATGACGCAAAGGGGCAAAGAATGGAAGATGCGATCAGAAGAACGCATGAGCGCCTCAAGAAAGAAAGACCTGAGCTTCCGCCAGATGTTCAAGAGGTGGAGGAACTGCTACAAAGGCAGAGGTCAGACCAATACGGTATCAACCCCACAATAGGGGAAGGACAGGAATACACTCGATAATAGCTTTGGAGAGCAAATATGAGCAAAATACTAAAGACAGTTGGGGCATCCCAGCTCAACAGAATGTTTATTGATTACTACGGAAGAACAAAGAGCCAGAAGCGTGCTTTCGTGCATTTAGCCTATGAGCTCGACCGAATGAGCAAAGCGGATAATGCCCTTGAGGAAAAGATTGAAAAGCTTGCAGAACAACACTCTGAGCTTCTCGATGTTGTGAAGCAGCTCACTGCCAAAATTTCTACACTAGAAAACAACACTGGTGCTGTGGTACAACCTAAGCGCAAGCCAGGACGACCAAAGAAGGAGACGTGAAATGGCGCATCGAATAGGAAAGATCCAGAAGAGCAGGGTTCACCAAGCCCCGATTGCTGTTACAAGCTCTGCAAAAATCAACCTTCATGGCTCGGGCTCTGCCCTGACCTATGACGGGACAGGCATGCACCACCATGTTTTGCTGGAAGTTATCGGCGGTGGAACTGTGACCCTAGAAGGAAGCAACTCGACTGGCGTCATCCTTGACGCAGGTGCTGTGACAGCCGCCTCAATGAGTTCTGGCCAGTTGACCATCAATGGCACAAACATCGGCGCTGTTACGATTCTGGCTAATGACACAAGCAAAGCTTTCAGGAATGCGATTAACGCGCAGTCTACCACGACTGGTGTTATAGCTTATCTCGACGGCCTTAATCACTTAAAGTTGCAGTCTCTTAGTGGAGCAAACATTGTTATTGATGGTACGGCTTCGGGTACCGGCTCTAGCTTGAGCAACGGCACAACCGCTGCTAGTGATATGATCTTTGTTCCTGTAGCAACAGCCACCGCCATCGGTGTTCTTTCTACAGGTGACTTAAACTCTCCTGCTTATAAGTACTACCGCGTTGGAAGCACTCATAACTCTGAGTTCACAGTCGTCTCTTTCTCTTCTCTCATTCCATCACCATAGGAGGTATTGGAAATGGCATACTCCAGTTGGGTATCTGATTTAAAAACACGGTTATCCGTAGGCTTTCTCGGCAAGGTCGTGAACCTGTTGGTTCAAACAAAGGACCGCGTTGACCTTCTTCATACCGCTGTAACTGTTACATCTGACGTTCAGTATTCGTATGAAAACTTGGGCGTCGGTGTTACATCGGCAGCCGCAAGTACAACAATCCCCCTCTCATCTTTGTGGAATACCTATGCTGGGACTACAACAATAACTCTTGCTGATGGGACATACGATGGTCAGTACAAGAAATTTACTTACTCTTATAAGACAGCATCAAACGTCGTAGAGCTTAAGACAGCATCTACTGGAAACTACAACATCCTTGATTTTGGCGAGCTACCTACTGTTGCGCTTACGAATAATAAAATAACATTCGACAGCGAGGGCGATTTTGTTGAGCTTATGTGGTCAACCCAGGTTACTGGGGCAGGAAGCCATACCGGCCCAGCATGGGTCATTGTCGGAAAAGATGGTGTCGCTGTTGGGACATGGTAAAGAGGTGAATTATGGCTACAGCTAAGAAGACAAAAAAGCATCCGAAGGCAAAAGCACCAGGGGTTTCTTTCCGTGACTACAAGGCTTGGATCAAAGCCCTTGATGCCCGCGTTACTGCACTAGAGAAGAAAACCAAGAGCAAGTAATGCCAAGCCTTAGTACCGTGCATAAGGCACTGGCTGATGGTTTCAGGTTGGCGGTGAGCGAATACCGTGCCGCTCACCCCAACCGAACCATCGCAGTGGTAGGGACATCTAGGTCTTTAGCTTCTCAGCAACGTGCGTTTAACAATGGGAAGAGTAAGCTTGATGGTATCGTCAGGCCCTCCATCCATCAGTTCGCACCGCATACACCTGCGCTTGACTGCTGGGTATACGAAGTTCTTGATCCTGACTGCGTGCCTTGTGTTGGTTTCTTTGAAGGTAGGCCGCGTGAACTGGAGAAGCAGAAGAAGCTGCGCCTCATTCTTATCCCAGGTAAGATGAAGCAGAAGGACATCACTAAAGAATACATGACGTGGGGGCTCATTGCTCAAGACGTACTGGTGCCAGGATTCCCTTGGGATTCTAGGCTGGTATGGGGTGGGACATGGGCTCAACCGACAGACGTAGATCGCTTAAGAAGGGCTCGCTTCTTCGACGGTCCACACCTGGAGCTGGCCCGAAGAGACTTGACATACGAGGTGCAACGTATGTTAGACCTCGCGGGCTACCCTCCAGGCCCATTAGATGGTATCGTAGGCAGGAAGACCAAGGCAGCATTCAAAGCGTATGCCCAGGGTCGCGGACTAGAGGTCGCCTATGTGCCCCGGCGCAAATCATTTCCTTTTAGAACTTCTGTGTGGGAAGCACTATGTCAGGACACGGAGAATCTGGTATGACTACCAAGACACCCGAGTGGGGAAAGATGTTGCGTGACGACGTACAAAGACTAGCGTCTGATGTAAGAGAGATGGACCGAAGACTCTCCGAGAAAGTCGAACGCCTCATGGTTGACATGTCCACAATATCAGCAAAGGTAGATACCTTAGAGGGAGCACAGACTCATGGCGATAAGCAGTTACACGCAAGGATTCAGCGAGTTGAGAAAAGCGTTGAAGGGGAGTCTCAGAGACGTGCTGCAATCGTTGTCGCTCTTATCTCTGGTCTGCTTGGTCTTGCTGGCGCTGCGATCACACTAATGTGATGGGGTTCACTTTCTTCTTTATCCTAATGATGTGTGCAGTCATTATAGGATACATCCTTGGCAGTGAGTTCTGTCTTGCCCATGACTGGCAGTCAGGGCCACGACCAGGTGAGAAGTATTGTCGTCGGTGTAACAAGATAAGGAAACGGTAATGGAACCAACTACTCCCGAGCTGAACACTGTAATCTATGTAGCTGCCTTGATTGGTGTCATTGCCTCAGCGAGCACAACCATCCTGAAGAAAGTGCTCAAGCAATTTAATGTGCGAGGTAAGCTTGGCAGGAACGGTTGGCAAATCATTTGTCTCACTTCTCCAGTCGTCATCGGCCTACTACTGGGTCTT